CGACGGTTGCCATAATTCGCAATGCCATTCCAACCCGGCCACCAACTCGCCAAGAACAACCGCCTCTACGTCACCGAACTGATTTCCCGAAAGCTGGACGAACCAGATGAGCTCACCGGGCGGCCCGTCAAAGAGGAACTGGTCAACTCGCTATTCAAGCTCGCGCTCGGGATCAGGCTTCTCAAAGGTGGCCGTCTCTTCAATAAAACAGAGCCAAGCCTCAAGGCTATTCAAGAGATCATCAACCGCTGCGAAGGTAAGGTTCCCGTCCGTATTGACCTTGGCGTCAACGAGAACCAAGACCTATTGGAAGTGATAGAACGTGTGGTCGTTCGTGAACGAATCGCCGCCAACGGCGGCAACGGCCACCTCATCGACGTCACCCCGGAAGAAACTGAGGATACTGACGGCTGAGGTCTTCGAGCCGCTGCTTGCATACAAACGCTACAAGGGTGCGCGCGGCGGAAGAGGCTCTGGTAAATCTCATTTCTTCGCGGGATATGTGGTCGAACGCTGCCTGATGAATCCTGCGAGCCGAATCGTTTGCATTCGCGAATATCAACGCAGCCTGCAGCAGAGCGTCAAGCTCCTGATCGAAGACAAGATTGAATCGTTTGGCGTCGGCCATCGCTTCCATCGCACGCGTGAGCATATCCAGGTTCTCGATCGCAGTGGGACGCCGCAAGGCTTGATCATATTTCAGGGCATGCAGAACCATACCGCCGAAACGATCAAGTCGCTCGAGGGCTTTGACATCGCCTATGTCGAGGAGGCGCAGAGCCTGAGCATGCGCAGCTTGACCATGCTGCGGCCGACAATCCGCAAGAGTAAGTCGGAGCTTCTCTTTGCCTGGAACCCGCGCTCAATGGATGATCCGGTGGATGTCTTCTTCAGGGATGATCAGCGCACCGACACCATCTTTGTGCATGCTAACTATGACGCAAATCCATGGTTTCCCGCCGAGCTGCGCGCTGACATGGAGTACGACAAGCGACGCGATCCCGATCGCTATGCGCATGTGTGGCTGGGCAAGTACCAAACTCAGTCGGAAGCCCGCGTGTTCCACAACTGGCGCATCGGAGACGAGCGCGAATTCAGCACCGATGCGAAGACGCGATACTACTTCGGTGCGGATTGGGGCTTTGCCAGCGATCCGACCGTGTTGATCCGCGCCTACATCAAGGAACGCATTCTCTATGTGGACCGGGAAGCCTATGCCATTGGCTGCGAGATTGATCGCACGCCAGCGCTGTTCGATCAGATCGATGGCGGCCAGGCGCGCAAGTGGCGCATCATTGCCGATAGCGCGCGGCCCGAGACCATCTCTTACATGATGAAGCATGGTTATCCGCGCATGGTGCCAGCCAAGAAGGGCAAGGGCAGCGTGGAAGACGGCATCGAGTTCCTGAAGAACTATGACATTGTCGTGCATCCAGATTGCCGGCGCACCATCGATGAGCTGACGACCTACTCGTACAAGATCGATCGGCAAACCGAAGAGGTGTTGCCGATCTTGGACGACGACAAGAACCACGTCATCGATGCGCTACGCTATGCGGTCGAGAGCCTGCGCACCGGGGGTAATTACGACACTTCTATGTCATGGGTTTAGTGACGCGAATCAGAGGCCCTAATGGGCATTGCGTGGGTTGACGGTTTTGTAAACATGCTGGCCGGCATGGGCGTGCCGGGGCGCGATAAGTTTGCGTCCCAGAGCTATTCGTTTGTGCCCATGACGCAGTACGATCTTGAGGCCGCGTATCGTGGTGATTGGATTGCGCGCAAGGTTATAGATATTCCGGCCTTCGACATGACGCGGGAATGGCGCGAATGGCAGGCTGATGAGGCGCAAGTCGAACTGCTTGAGGAAGTAGAGAAGAATCTATTTGTCCAACAAAAGGTGCAGCAGGCGTTAATCAAGAGCCGGTTGTATGGCGGCGCGATCATGATCATGGGCGTCGACAACGGCGCACCGGAAGAGGAACTGGACCCGGAGAGCGTCGGCAAAGACAGCCTGAAATTCCTGCATGTTGTGTCGATGATCAATGTCTCGGTCGGCCCGCTCGAGACCGACGTGATGTCGCCGTACTACGGCTTGCCGACATGGTATGAAGTACGCAGCGGCCCGCAGGGTAGTTTGACTGAACAAGTGCAGTTGCATCCCAGCCGCGTGGTGCGGTTCGTCGGCATGCCGCCGCCCGATCAGATGCTGAGCGGCCAAACATGGGGCGACAGCGTTCTGCAGCCCGTGAATGATGCGGTGAAGATGTGCGGGCTGGTGACCGGCTCGCTGGCGACGCTGATCAGCGAGCTCAAGATCGACATCATCAAGATCCCCAACATGACGGAGATTGTGTCGACCACGGAGGGCGAGAACAAAATGATCTCGCGCTTCAGCGCGGCCAATGCGCGCAAATCGGTGATCAACACCGTCATTCTCGATACGGAAGAAGAATGGGAACGGGTGCAGGCCAACCTGGCGGGCGTGCCCGAGATTATTACCACCTATCTGCAGATCGCATCGGGCGCGGCGGACATACCAGCGGGAAGGTTTCTCGGCTTGCCGCATAGGGGTTTGAACGTCACTGGGGAGGCCGACTTCCGCAATTACTACGATAAACTGGCGGGCGAGCAGACCACCATCCTCACCCCGGCGATGTCGGTGCTCGACGAGGTGATCATTCGCTCAGCGTTAGGCTCGCGGCCGCCCGAGATCTACTACGAATGGAATAGCCTCTGGCAGTTGAGCGACGGCGACAAGGCCGACATCGCGCTCAAGAAGGCGCAGGCATATCAGATCGACGTCAACGCTGCACAGATCCCGCCGGTGGCGCTGGCCAATGGCCGCGTCAATCAGTTGATCGAGGACGGCACCTATCCGGGCTTGCAGAACGCGCTCGAGGATGCCGCGGCCGAGGGCGACACCATCGAAGAGCAGAATCAGCCGCAGCCGATGCCGATGATGGGCGTTGATCCGGTGACCGGCGAGCCGCTCGATCCGAATGCGCCGCCTGATCCCAATGCACCGCCTGGCGGCAATGGTGGAACGCCGCCACCAGATCAAACCAAACCTTTGCCGACCGCGCCTCGGCGCCCTGGCAAGACATTGCCACGCAGTTGAGCGACCCGACCGGCACAGCCCGCTTGCGCCGTGCCTTCCAGGCCGAAGGCAACCGCCGTCTCGGCCAGGTCCGCTCGCTGACCCACACGATGCTGGTCGAGCACGATCTGATGCAGGCGCGCGACGAACCATGGGCGCAGTTGTTTCCGCAACCTGGTCATCGGCTATCGGTGTTTACCGAATGGTTTGCGCGCACGGTCGACACCCAATTGCTCGGCATGTCTTGGTGGGAGAAATACCTGCAACGTGCCTACGATTCCGGGCTGGTAGCTGGCGGCAAACTGGTGGGCCCTCCTCCTGGCAACCAACAGCCGCTGCCGGCGGTGTACCGCGAGCTTGCCGCGCGTGAGCTCGCGGGCATCGCTGCCGCGCTGGTGCAACAGGTCAGCAGGCAAGCCGGTGGCGCTGCGCTCACGCGACAAAAGCCGCAGGTCATGTACCGGCAGGTGCTCACCGCCATCCGCAAGGTCGGCATGGTACGGCTGCAGATGTTCGTGAACTACATGACTGTGAAGCTACACAACGCGGCGCGGCTCGAGCAGTTCAGAGCGGCCGGCATCACACAGGTTGGGATCATTGCCGAGCGGCTGGTCAATCCCAAGCCATCGCGGTTTCTGCGGCATGATCACGCCATCCATGATGCGTCATCGCCCAAGCGGAAGTTGGCGGCATTGACTGCGGCGGCGGAAGAATTGCTGGCACAGCAACGCCGCGCGAGAGAGGCTGAAGAAGCGGCAGCGCAAGCCGAGTTGCAGGCAGCAAGAACGAGTCTCGCGGCTGAGATCGCAGCTCACATGGCGGGAGCCAAGGTCCCTCAATCGGCCGCGCAGGCACAGTTGGAATTGCGGATCGCGCAAGGGCGTGCTCGAACGGAAGTAGAAGCGGCAAAGGCAGTAACCGCGGCGCAAGAGGAAGAGGCCAAGGCGGCATGGGAAAAGGTTCTGGCCGCCAGGAGAGAGGCGAGAGCGGCAGGATACGCAGCAACGCGAGCTGCAAAAACCGCAGCCAGGACGGAGACGCCACGAGCGGAGGCAAAGGCAGAAGAAGCCAAGACTGCGGCAGTTGGAGCACAAGCGGAAGCGGTCGAGACCGAAGCCAAGAATGTGGTGCAGTTGCTGCCCAAAAGGCTTCTGGCAATAGGCGCAGAATACGTGAATGTGCTCACGGCGGGTGATGATCGCGTCTGTCAGGTTTGCGAGGACGCCAGCGAGGAAGGTCCGTATTCGCTCGAAGAGGCGCAAGGAATCTTGCCACTCCATCCGCGCTGCAGATGCGCCTGGGTGCCGGCAGTCGTAAAACCAGAGCTGGTGGCGGCCGAATGATCGATGGTTTCGAGGTGATGATGATCTGGCCGGGCGTCTATCTGGTGACGGCGATCATG